CTAGTCCTCGCTTGGCTCATGATAATCAAGAGCGCGGTTGCTATCAGAAATTCCTGCAGTTGTTGGGTCGTTGACAACACCAATAAGTACAAGAATGTAAACAAATGTGTTCACGCCATCCTGAATATTCTTAGGGATATCCAATCCGAATTGTTGAGCCATCAAAAACACCGCTCCTAAAAGAGCTACTAGTGTCACTTTGTTTTGCAAACGCAATTTCCAATTAATCATGTTTTTTCTCCTTTTTTATTGTTTGTTCTGAATTAGGTTTTTTAGTTCTCTCACGTCCTCGCCAAGTGACTTTACTTGCTCAGCTAGAACAAGTATAGCCTTGTTTTGCTCGTCGTGATTATCAAGCCGCTTATTTGCTGACACTTTAAATTCTTGTAGATTTTCAATGTCTTTTTCCATAGCTGTAATACGATTTTCTTGCTTTGTATTACGATCTTTCATTGAAAAATACAGGGTTACAACAGGGACGAGAGAGAAAACAAACTGTACAATTAAACGCTCGTATTCTGGCATACACACCTCCTTTTACTCAATCCTTGGCATGACCACGGTCAGCACACCTTGCTGTAACATATCAGATAGTGACTGGTCTTTGTAAGTATAACCCTCTGTTGCTTGCATTTGGAACTTAAAGATGGTCTGTGTCCCTCGTGACCATTTTGGATTGCTGTCATGCGGATAAGCACCTGAGATGATATCTCCATTTGAGTATCGATGGTCTTTTACAAGTGGCTTAACAAATGTAGCCACCTTGCTATAAGCGGTCGTAACCATACCCCCATTTTGACTAATAGCAAGAGCTATTAGAACTTCAGTAATTTCTGAAATGGCATTGAGATATTGCTTGTTCTCAGTTGCCGCTTGTTCTGCTTTACCTGCCATTTCGTTGTTTTTTTGCAACTGTTCATCAACCTTATTGAACCTCTCATTTTCAGCACGGTTTGGGAAATTCTCCTGATAGAGAGCCTCCAGAGCTAACTCAAAGAGTTCAGTATTAGATAAGCTAATTTTATCAGCTTGCAGCAAGATAGGTACGATAGCACCGTCTGAATTTACTAGAGTGACCTTGGTTGCTGATGCCGTGCCACTGCCGTCATATTCCAACGACTTAGTTCCGTATTCGAGTTTCATATTTTCTCCTTTCGATTTAATTATCTAAAAAATTATCGGGATTTTTTACGTTTGTTAGATTTTGAAAGATACGTTATCAAAGTTGAGCCAAGTAGCGTCAACATCCCCTTTGACTACTACAGTACCTCCTGGGTAAATCCCGACAACCGCAGGGCCGTAGTTACTATTTAAAACTGTTTTGAATAGTGCTGTTGGTGGTCTGAAATTTTCAGGCAAAGTAAAGATAATTGACTCTCGAGTAGTCTTTCCGCCTTTACAAGTCCCTCTTAAATAAACAATCCCGTCAAATGTTTTTGAGCATTGAACTTTTTCATACTCAGGATGATGTTGCCATCCATTTTGCAAAGATAGGACTTGCCAAGGTGTTCCTTGAGTGTATTTTTGGATGTCATCTTTTGTGGTAACTTCTTTCCATTCTCCCCATCTGTTTGCTGTACGATATCTTACTAACATTGTCTCTTTCTCAGCTGTCCAATAAGTCTGCACAACATATTGAGCGTCATCATAGACTTGAACCAATAACCAGCCATTCTGATTTCTTGGTCTATCAGGTGCACTGTGACTATAATACATACCATTTTTAAGTATATTATCAAGACTTTCTTTCGTTAAAATAGAAATTCCGTTATTACGTGTCAGCTGATGTTGTTGAATAGGCTTGCTGTTTGAGTAGATATCACCAAGAACATCCAACGAACCAGGTTTCCCCAATTCTGCCACTTTTCCAACACCTACCCGCCCATATTTGTCGTAGCTCATTACCACGCTTTCAGTTGCAACAGTAGCTGAAAATTCAACACTTGTAAACTTATCCTCAAGTCGTCCAATGACTGTAAAAGATTTGGTAGCTGGATAATTTCCTGCTAAGTTTGCAGCCGAATTGGTCAATGTGTGAATAGTTGTAAAGACACCTGATGCGCTACCATTATCTACTGAAAAATTATTTGTATTTAATGGAGCAACCCGAAAAGTCAGAGTCATGTTATTTCTCTGTTTACCAAAGAGCATCAGAGGCGCTATTTTGGCGTTTCTGATGATTTGAATGATGTTGGGCGACTCTCTTGTTCTAACAGCTGTAAAGCTGAGAGAGGGAGCAAAATACTCAATGACATTGATAGTAATATCTCTAGCATCTGATTGTCTACCTCGACTATCAACCACACTAGCTCGAATCGTTACTGATCCATTGAAATTCATCATCCCAAGCCTGCCGCCATTTTCAGTAACAACATGATTCTTATTAACAATTTCAGCTCTATAACCTGTAATAGTTGATCCATAGACACCACTAGCGCCGTTAAAATCTACCTGAATATCTGAAACGATTTGAAGGAAGTTATTTCCACTCAGTAACCCTCTAGCAACACCATTTGCATCTGTTAAGGTCACATTAGAAAGTGTAGGTTTCATGTTTGTTGGAATACTTGCTGTTAGTATAGTTGATTGTGTACCTGTTTTAGTACCTGCCGAGTAAGTATCAACATAAATTGTCCCAGTTCCGCTTGTGCTATTTGGAATTTCATTCGCAAAGTCAAGAGGGATCGTCCACGTTGTGGATGTATCAACGTTAGAGGCAATAGTACCAGACTTATTACCCCAAACATATCGTACCGTATGCTTGAAACTTGAGCTATGACGACTAATATTAATTGTGATTGGACTGCCAATAGTTCCAGCATTTACGCTTACAGAACTAGCCCGCGGGATGGTGGTTAGACTGATATTAGCTGTAACTGTAATTGATTCATGATAACCATTATTTGGGTTAAATGTGCAGGATAGAGGCAGAGTTTTACTTCCATCTGCATTATGGGTTATGGCACTTGAACCCTTAGCAAGAGTAACCTCTCCGTCCCATACCTCCCAATTCGGATTGCTGCTGTGGACATTACGCCCATCAAGAGACAGTGAAAGAGTACTACTACCATTATTGTTATATGTGTGGTAATAACTTGAGCGACTAACTGTCATCTCCCAATTTACCGATGTGGTGTTTGTAGCGATATTCTGCTCACCTTGATCAATGTAAACATTTAAAAATAAGCTACCACTTGAATTGCTGTATTTAGCCATTTTATCTCCTTTTATCCGACATATCGTATAACATTCACATCTTTGTCAAGATGGTATTGCTCTGTTCTAAAACGCCCAATTTGAACTGATGCGGTGAAAATCCCGTTATCAATATTGATAACGCCTTGCGAAATATACATAACTTCCTTACCTGCAGAAAACATGGAAATTCTATCACTTGAAACCTTGATAGTAGAACTTGCATCATTCTTACCAATAATCAAGCCCTCGTTTGTGCTTTTCATATACGTATCAATGAATGTCTTAAGTTCTGCTAGTCCTCCAAATTGAGTTGTCAACAAATCAATTCTCCTACCTGCTTCAATCAAATCTTTTTCAGATTGTGCTGCATCTTTAGCATTCTTGTCAACAAAGGCATTATAGGCTTTTTCTAATTCACTAAAGACCTCCATCGATGCTTTCGCTTTCATTTCAGCCTCTAAAATCTGTGATTTCTCATTGATGGCATTCAACTGTTCCTGAGTTAATCCCTGGTCGGCTTTTGAATTGATACCATCCCTTACATCTTCAACCGATTGAACATAATCTGGAAAATGAGAACCAATCGATAGCATCGCATTCTCAATAGAAACTCTAGTCCCAGCAGGGAAACCATAATTTGTGCCAAAGCGAATAAACACATTGTCTGTCTTGTAATCTTCAGAGGCACTAGACAAATCAATCATGAACTCAAAATGCTGTCTAGCAGTTGTACCACCTTTAAATTTCAAGCTCTTATATGAGTACCAAGGTGATGCTGAAAAGTGGACATCAGCAGTTTTATCTGAATCAAGAGGAGACAAGAAAGCAATATCAAAGGAAATTCTTACAAAATCTTTCTTAAAGCGCTCTGCATTCTTCCAAAATTCATCCACAATATAGGTACGATAGTCAAATGTTTCTTGACTATCTGTCGCAAATACCCTTGATGCTGAATTTTTAAAATAATTTCTTGTCCCGCCTTTTATCTTCGCCCATCTATCAGTCCACTTATACCTTGTCTTATCTAAACTGTTGGCCTGTTCATAGTCTGAATAATAACCTTGATAGCGCTGATTTCTATCCTCAAAAGAAAGGTCTAATCCATCCGAATTATCAGAAAATGCAAAGTGGATGACGGTTGATTTCCCATCTTCTCCTTTCTGACCAGGTTCACCATCTGAAACATTCACAAATGATAATTCATCACTTGCAACCTTATCATTATCAACGTAAGCTGATACAAGTAAAGTAGAGGTTTTTTGAACATTTGAACCTCTTACAAGATAATTCATGCCAGTTGTTAAGTTTCCGTCGAGTGACCAACGCCAAGTAACACCAGTGGTACTAGGTTTACCACCTTTATAAAGTGTTGGGGTAACTACACTTTCGCCAGCCCCATTCTTAAAGATGACACCTTTATCAGTTGCTAACTTGATAATGTATGGTTTTGACGCCTCAAAAAGTCGCTCGAAAGCTGCTTGAATACCATCCGATAACTTGTTTTCAAGTGCCTTGAAATTTGAAAACGTAGTTTTATTGCTCGCTGGATTCGTAAAGCTAATTTTCTGCTCAGAGACCCGTGCTTGAATCATAAGAGCTGGACTAAAACCATTGTCATAAATCTTAATTGTGTCACCAATCTCCACATCGATAAAGCCATCTACTTCATATGTCACCGCAGGATAACAATGCTTTTTCAACTCATTGTAAGCCAATCGACGCAATTCTTTTGGATTGTCTGTCTCATAAGAGAAATCCTTTCGTATCCATTGATCATCGAATGTGCTTGGGCTAAAAACAGATGGATACATTTGCATTGAGATAGGGGCGTATAGAGATTCATTCCGTTGATAAAATTCAAGGATTCCATCTTTCGTTACAGACCAAGGATCTATCCCTCCAAGTGTTACCACCTCTTCTACTTCTTCGCCCTTTTCATTTTTAACACGCCTTTTACCTGTTGGTCTAATCGCATTAAAAACACCTGTCTTATCAACTTTTCTAGTGATAGAAGTTAGATTTTTTCCATAAGTTAGCTGTATGTCATTTCTGACACGTCCAACCCCTTGGTGTTTCTCATCATTCTCTCGATACACATTAACTCTGAATGATTTGATAGAACTATCAGCATTTAATTGTGTCTCAAACTCAATTTCTGCATCGAATTTATGAGCTAGACTAAGCAAACGAGCAAGATTAGTATCTTGTCCTTCCCATTCCAAGGTTCGTCTCCTATCCGAGATCTCGTTGATTCCAACGGAAAGATTACTGAAACCAAGCAGACCCATTTCTTGGCAATACTCAATAAATGACATTGCTCTTTCTGCTTTGTACGGATTGGCATGCTCATTAATCAAATCAAGATTGAGATTTTCGCAATAACACTTGATTGTCTGCTCATTTTCCTCAACGGTCATCACATTGAATAGGTAGGTGCGCCCATGGTATCGAAAAGAAACCCAAGCACGCTCATTCAGATATTGATAAGCCTTAGATAACGCAGTATCCGATTTAATGGCTTTTTTAAATACAGTAAACTCAAATGTTGAGGATCCTGTCGGTAAATCCCTTGCCCAAGTATCATCGTAATAATTAAGCGTATTTTGCTTGTCGTTATCAACAAAAGCAACTTTTTGCAAACTTGCATCATGAATTGTTAATAGCATTATAGCCACCTTTCTTCAAATTCAATCGTTACTGTCGGATGTTTTTTGATAAAGCTAGAGAAGTACAGCTCTAATTTTGAATTACCTGGAGGGATAGAGAGCCATTGGGAACCATCTACAACCTCGCTTGCTTTTGCAATATCATCAATATAGACTGTATCGTCTTCGCTGTTGATGACAACATTTGAACCAGTCGTAAAACGGTTAGGAATATCTCTTGTCTGCGTAACAAAGTCTTTGCGATAATAAAAACCATCCAGATACATATGAGAAACCATTGGATGATCTCGATACGCCCCTATTGTCACATGGATTCTAGCGGATTTTTTCCCTTTAATTTCCGGAATAATGAAAGTAGAGTGAGAACCACCATAAAAAACTTGGATTCTGTCATCATTACGTTTCAAGTCAGACCATCCTTTGGCCACGCTGAAAGGATTTCGGTCAGCAGTTGTTGTACCATCAAATCTCCAACGTCCCAAGATACGATAACCACCGTTCCCATCGCTTACAAAAAAGTTGTATTCACAATCAGAACTAAGATTTCGTTTAAAAGTTTCCACTCCATATAAAAACTTACCTGCTGTATCAGATACAGTAATCTTGATGAAGCCGTATTGGTTGTTTGCCTCTGCCCAAAAAACTTGTCTCCACCACAAATAGTCATCCAGTGATCCTGTTGTTTTTGCACTATTGGCTGGAATATCCCACGACAAGCTAGTTGCATAGTTGTGTAATTTGGTTTCTCCTCGCAAATCTTTCAATCGAATATGTGAGCGATCCCAGAGATTCACCATCTCAGCTGTTCCGACCACATACTCTGTATTATCGTTTGTAACAGCTTGATTTTTTAACGCTTTAATAAAACCATTTGAGATCTCATTATCTCGATAGTTAAGCAGCATTTCTGATTTTTGGGATGGCTCAGTAAAAGCATCTTCGCTATTTCCAATTTCAAAAGAACCAGTATTATTCGCTATACCGATATAACCGTTATCTGCATTGTGCTTGACTTTTACGATTGGATTTGCTGGAACTGTTCCATTGTTGGCCAAATCAAATACCATTTTATTTCCTGTTACAGTAGCGTTAGTTATGCTATCAAACTTTTTGTAAGCTGAACTGCGAGCCACTCCATCAGGAATGACAAGCTTAAACTCCGAGCGTTGAAACCATCTTGTCAAGTTTTCTGGAGTGATTTCATCAACCGGCAACCCCATATAATACTTGTCCGGTTCATCGCCATAAACAACTTTTACAGGCTCTAGCACATTCAAAACGCCAGCCAATTCATGTTTAAGGTGCTCAAGAGCCACCCCATCACGCTCAATCATGTCAAACTTGATAGTGTGCTCCTTTCCCCTACGTTTCACTTGTTGGATGTTTACGCCCAATGAGGGAGCGTTATCAAATGTAACGCTCCTCTTATTTCCGATAGGGCGAATAATATCCTTGATTTTGATGAAGCGCGACATATCAACGCCGTTAAAAACCATCGTTTTCGTCATTCAAGAATACCTCTCATTCTATTTCCTCGTCTGAGTTGCTCTGACTGATATTTAGCGAATTTATCGCCTGTTTTGGCGACTAAAGTACCATCGTTTAAGTACATTTCATTCGGTCGTCTAACGGCCGTCTCAGCCACATCTAGGGCTTTTTCTAACAATTTGCTAGATTTGTCCATAGTAACCTCAACGCTTGTTTTGATTGCTTTTTCAAGATCTGATTTAACTTGTACAACCTTAGACAACTTAGTTTTACCGACACCAATAATATCCTCTGCCTTATAGCTAAACGCCTGTATATTGTCATACATGCCAACCATAGCTTTATCAACATATTTGGTGTTCTTCTCGATACCAACAGCGACACCCATTGGTAAGAAACGACCGACGCTATCTCTAAACAAACGTGATGGTGAATGGATTTTGGCTTTAGCCCTTGCCGCTCTCTCTGCTTGTGCTACTAGTGCATCAGCTGCTGCTGTAACAGCTCCTAATGCCGAATACATACCTTGAGCAAGCCCCTGCCCAATCATTGAACCAATGCTACGCATCGAACCAACACCAGACATGCCAACAGACCTTATAGAGCTCATTAGAGCTTGCATAGCTCCTTGAGCTTGTCCGATACCTCCCCTAATACCTTGAGCGATATTCTGGGCTGTTTGTTGACCAATTTGGCGACCTTGTGACCCCATCTGACTACCAACTGATTTAATAACAGATAGAATAGCTTGCATAGATGATTCCACTTGTCCACGCATGCTATTAAAAGCTGAAATTACAGCTTGAGTGCTAGTTGCCATGCCTGTTACTTGTGATGAGGCACTAGTGGCACTAGAGCTCACTTGTATAAATCCTGATGATACAGTCGCTAAAGCCGTACCAACAATCATGACCCAAGAACCCAACATAGTAAATGATGCTCCTGCCATCATCAATGCTGGTGTCATGGTCATAATTTGGGAGTTAAACATAGCGATTGGGGCATTTATTGCCGCTAATCCTGCCACGCTACTTAAAATCTGTGCTGTGAAAATAGTAAAGCCAGATACTGCCATTGTCATAATAGATGGTAAAAGACCTAAAGTTGTTGACAACAATGTTATCTGAGTTGAAAAATTCGTAAGTCCTGTAACTGCCATCATAGATGATGTAGCAACTAAAGACATAGATGCCCCTATTGTTTGAAAAGAACTTGAAATTCCAGCAAATCCAGAACCAAGATTTTTAACCGCTGTATTAAGTTTCTCAATGTCACCAGTAAATCCAACTAAGTTCCCTGCATAAGATGCTGCACCTAAACCTGTAACAGCTGCTGCTAGCGCTCCAACTCCTGCTGCAGCATTCATAATGCCACCTGCATTGCTAGCAATCTTAGCTAGTGAGTCACCTATTTTGGTGAACGAGTTCCCAACTGACTCAATTACACCTTTAATACCATCTAATACAGTTCTAATAGCCTCTCCAACACTCTTAAATACATTTGCTACACCCTCAAGGGCTGTCTTAATCGCTGTGCCGAAACTTTCAACAACTCGTGCAGCACCATCAAGGGCTGTTTGCAACCCTTGACCGATACCTTGAGCCGCTGTGCTTATAGCTTGGCCTGTTGCTGTGATTGCTCCCTCTGCATTTGCAAAAGCATTTACTAGTATTGAGAGGCCGTATGCTGCAATAGCAATACCTGCACCAATTAAAGCAACTGATGCTCCAAATGCAAGTATCCCAACAGCGCTAGCTGTCAAAGCTGGCCCCAACAAGGCAAATATACCTGCTAATACAGTTATACCAACTCCAAGGCCAAGCATTGCCAATTGGGCACTTGTTCCGGCATTGCCTAGTTCTATCGCTGCTTGAACTAATATATAGATACCACCAGCAACTAAAGCCACACCTGCACCAACCATTAGCATTGCAGCCCCCATTGATAGCCATTGGGCAGGGCTGGCCATTGATGCCGCTTGACCAAAACCTTGGGCAACTGTTGAGATAGCTGTTGCCAGTCCTTGTAGTACTGTTGAAATACCTTGTGAAATAGATGTGATAAGAGAACCAAGCCCAGAAAAGACTTGCTCTATGATACCTTTAGATTGAGTCGCTGATGCTCCAGCACCATCAAATGCCTCCGTAGCATTCTTTTTGAATAGTTTGAACGGATTGAGTTTTCCAATGATATCAAAACCTTTGAATTTAGATAACAAAGTCCCTAATACTGGTAGTAACAGCGCAAAAATAGATGGATCTATTCCAGACAAGAACTCTCCAATCTTGCTTGCGATTTTACCGATTGCCTCAACAACTTCATTAACTTTATTCCTGAAAGTCTCGCTAGTGGTATATGCTTGAATAAACCAACCAACTAAAGCTCCAATACCTGCAATAGCAAGACCCCAAGGATTGGACAAAGCTATTTTCAACAACCCAAAAGCAGTTTTTAGGCCAGTGATAGCCTTAGTTGCAATTGATACTGTCTTGAACGCTGCAACCATCCTAATCACTGCACTAGCAATTGCTTGAATGGTACCAGGGGGTAACGAGGAGATGAATTCAGCCCCTTTAGTAGCAGCATCTGCAAGAAACTTAACAACCTCACCTAAAGTTTTAGCAATCTTATCAAAATTTTCTCCACTGCCAGCTAGAGATGAAAAAACATGACCTATTGCATCTTTCACTGCATTAAAAGCTCCAGCTACTGCTGTTATAGCTCCTGTATCTTTGAAACTAGACAAAAAGCTACCAACTTTATCAAAGGTTTTCATGATATTGTTTACCATTTCCTCCGGCAACATCTTTTTCAACCCTGCCTCTATCTCTGGCTTTGCTGATGCTAAAAATGTTGAGATAGCTTTTGGCAAAGATTTGAAAGCATTGCCCACCATCGGTATAAAGTTTCTAAAGATAAATGTTGAGGCTGTTTTAGCAAGGTTCTCTAATGGTTTGCTAATATCTCCTCCTGTGGTAAGGTTTCCTAAGAAATCCTTAAATGCAGCTTGCATAGATGCAAAAGATCCTGAAAATGTTTCGGCTGCCTCTTTAGCAGTAGTACCAGTAATCCCTAGTTTCTTTTGTACAACAGAAATTGCTTTAACCATGTTTGCAAATGATAAATCACCCTCATTCACGGTCATATTCAACTCCTCTTGCACATCTTTGTAACTAGCAGCATCTTTTATTAGTCGTTGCATCTCTGCTTTTGTTCCACCATAACCGAGTTTTAGGTTATCTAGCATTGCATAGTTACCACGCGCCAATGACTGGTAAGTTTGAGTAATGAGTTTCATATCAGAACCCATCTTGTTTGCGTTGTCTGACATATCTGTCATTGCTGTATTCGCTAACTCAGCAGCCTTTGCTGTATCTCCTCCCAAAGAAGAAATCAAGCTGGCAGAAAATGATGTTACATTTTCCATGTACTCATTAGCTGATACTCCAGCTGTTCTAAAAGCCTCATTAGCATACTGTTTAACAGTACCAGCTGAGTCTTTAAAAAGTGTCTCAATACCTCCAATGGATTGTTGTAATTTTGCCCCCTCATCAATTGCTGATGAAAATGCGCTTTTAACTCCTCCTGTAAGTGCACTAATTCCACTCATCAATGCGCCACTAACTAAATTTGCTCCTAAAACCGATTTAAAAGCTGAACCTAGCCCACCTAATGATGATTTCAGACTATTTATATCCCCTTGGGCTTTCTTCCCATCCAAATCAACCGCAATGGTTACTTTACCGTCTGCCATGTTCTACCTCCTTTCTTTATTAAATATTTGGCAATGCGTATTGCTCCTGCAGTTCACGCATTTTTTGTTTTTCTTTTGAACTTTCCCCTTTTGAGGGTTTCCACGCTCTAATTTTCATTACCTCAACAAACTTTGTTCCATCTGGTAAACCAGACAATAGGGCATTGAACTTCTGCCAATGCAATTTCCCTTGTTGTTCAATCAAATCAATGTTATAGGCCTGCATAAACGATGAAAAAATGTACTCGCCATCATATTTGATATTAAACAAGGGTTTATCATCGTGATCTTGGGTATCTTTAATTTTTTTAGGCAATACATTCCCCTCGATATCATACCTATCAACCTCATCAATAGCCCTAGTAACCTGTATGTGCTTTTCAAATATATCTGCATAGATAGCTAACGCCTGCCTTGTATCCATATCCTTAAAAGTTACATCATCGGTTAATTTTGCTAGAGCTAGTTTTGGTTTAAGTTCTACTGGGATATGTCCTTTACCCCACATATCAAAAATCCATAACACCCTATCAAACGACAATAAAAGCTGATACTCTTTGTTATTAAGTACCAGCTTGTCATCCATTTTTTTGGAAATATCAAACATTATTCAGCAAGATACTTCTTGAAATTTTCATCGTTTAGTTTCTTCTTCCATTCTTTTTGAATTGTTGCTGAAACCTGTAAGAATACATTGAGATAATTCCAAGTGTTTTCACCAGCTACCTCATAGATTTTTTGAGGGGCATCCTCATCAAACATTGCTACAAAGAACTCATCAACCATAGGTTTTAGAGCTTTACGCCCCTCTTTGTCATTCATGTTCTCTGCATCTTTCTGATAAGCGCCTACCTTATCCTCTAACTCTACAGCCTTGTCTTGAATTTGAGCATCTTTTTTATCCGTTGCTCGATAATCAAGACTAAACTCTCCAAAGTCAAATGACAGAACTTTGCTGCCTAAATCAATTACAGTTTTGTTTGACATGATAATTTCCTCCAAAATGTCTATTAGTTATGTAGTGGGCTATCCACCAATTCCAGCTTCAACTGGTTCTTTAATCCATTTGATCGTGCAACCAAATTCTTCATACGCTGTCGCATCACCTGCTCCTGCTTTGATTTCAGAAACATTGGCAACTTGTGTATAAGTTTTCTTGCCGTCAGCTGTAGTTACTCGATGCCATACGCGGCGTGCCTCACCTGTTTTGTAACGCATAGCGGCAATCATCGCTTGAGCTTCGTCCTCTGGGTCATAGATCCCCTCAAATGAGTAACCACCAACGACAGTAAGTACAGTTTCCTCTGGTGTACCGTCTCCATCGTAGTAACCAGTGTCATCTGTATCTTCATCCGTTTCATCATCAATAGTTTCAATGTACTTAGCAAGTCGTTTCCAAGCATCTGTGCCAGGTATAACTGCTGGGTTTTTAGGGTCAAATGGCGCAATTTCGTGTTTGCGCTTGGCATTTTTTTGACGTACCATTATGTCATCCTCCTGTTATTTCTAGTTTTGCGGTTACTTGCATTGAATAGACAAAATAACCTTGTTCATCCTTGCCATTTATTCCTGGTTTATCCACTTTCAATGACAAGAATGTGTAAGAGTTGTCTGTACTAGGCAAATCAATATCAAACGACGATAAATCTCCGTTAATGAGCCAGATAGTATCAATTGCTACTGCATTTGATTTACTCTTTACAGCAATCTCAAATGGTAGTGATACTTCCCTAGTACCATCCATGTACTCTTTGTCAATAGTTCCACCACTTAAAGCATTGATGACTAAATCATCCTTATCATCTTCAAAATAATCTAGCCTTGCTTTTAATGGCAATTTTGTAATGTTGTTAATATGTGCCAGTAGCACATCTTGAAAGTTTTTGTTGTTTTGCATTATCTGATACCCATTCCTTTAATAGCCGCCTTTTTTAGCTTGTCTATGTTTGCTTTTAACGGTTTATCCCATCTGCTACCAGTACCAGAGGTTGTATATTTCCTAAAAACAACAATCCCATTAGTACCGTGGAACTGTGCCCTAGCATAAACCGTGTTATAACTCACATTTCCATTGGGCTCTACACGCCCAGAGGCTCTTAACGCCCCTCCACCAGCCCTAAGAGGTACAGAGCTATCCATAATAAGCAAAGCCTCACTACCTGCAGCAATCTTTCCACGTTGCATAGCTTGAGGTGATACTTTTTTATCTACCCCTGAAAGATCAATGCTCACTCTGACATCTGCCATTATGTAACCTCAACCTCATAGCTGAAAATTCTCCCATTAAGGTAATTAGGTTGATAACCTATCACAAGGTAATCACGCGCCCCATCATTCATAACTGCACCCAGCCAACTATCATCAACTATCACATTCACAAATTTAGGGTAAATGTAAACAACGCCTGCTTTCTGTCTAGTTTTAGAGTTGTTGGTACCTGTAACAACCACCGACCTATCAAACCTTACCGGTTTAATATCCAATGGCTCAGAGTACTTGATATCTCCATAGTCATCTTTGCCCTCAACTTTACGAACTGTAACAACATCTTGTAATAAGCGTTTATCTATCATAATCAACTCCCACAATTAAGCTAAATCCAGCTTGTTTCAGGGCGTTTTCAGCATCAAAGCAAAGGTTGAATTGTTGGCCTGCTGAAAATCGTTGTTTATTGCCGTAGTTAATCGATGTACGACCAATAGATACGCTTGTCATGGTTTGTTTTTCGTCAGCTGTCATGATGCCAGAACTGTTCAAATAATCAATCTGAAAACCCATAGCTAGCTTTACAGCAGATTTGCGATACTCAACCTCTTTCTCAAAGTCAATATATTTTTGATAAATTCCCTGAGTATAGAGATTAACAGCAATTTCTGCTCTCTTAGCTAACTTTTCAAAATCCACGACATCATCAAAGCCTAAATCAGTAACAAACTCATCTTTCGTTAAATAAGTCATGCGTAACCTCCCTTAAAAATAAAGGGTGTTGCCACCCCTTATTTATTCAGCTTGCTTAAATTGTGTGGGCACATCTTCTACAAGCTCTAAAACTGCATCGACATCCGGAAATGTTTGCTTGAGGTCTTTATTAACTTGATCTGCATAATCCAGTTCAATCTCAACAAATTCTCCCTCTGTCACATAAATACCAGGTGTCTTTAAAATTAGGTTCTTAATTGCTTTATACTTAGCCATTATTCTTTACCTTTATCCTTAGTTTCCTTTGGTGTTTCAAGCTCGCCACCATCTTCCACCAATTTCTCAAAGCCATCTGCCATAAGTTGCACCTCAAGCTCACTACCCTCTTGCACGGTATAAACTTGATTTTCTTTGATGTATTTCTTCATCTGCTACCTCCTATGCTGATTTATGTGAAACGTAAACCCCATCTTCTTGAGATTTCAAGACAAACAAATCATGATACAAACGGTTTTGGTATAGGTAACCATCACCCTCTGTGTGTTGCCCAGGAGCAAAGAGATAGATAGAGTTAAATTTAGCTTTGGCAATGATAGCTGTCTTAGCCACGATCAAGAAATTGATATCTTTACCGCCGCCAGCTTTCACAAATCCAGTTGTGAAATCAAACTGAGTTTTGAAACGTGCATCATCCCAAACCTCAATAAGTTGCACTCCATCTAGCGATGTTACACGTGTGTCAATTCCTTGAGGTGATGTAGTAGCGATTGCGCGTGTAAAGTCTTTAGCACGCTCTAGGGCATCCATTACCTCGCTAGATACATACATGACAAGGTTTGATGCTCCATATTTACGCATTGGCAAAATAGCAGCTTTCAAAATTCCATAGACATTTTCCGGTGTGATGCTGTCCTCTTGCTTGAAATGACTACCATTGATGGCAGCTGTGGCAATTTTAGAAAAGCGGTAAGCGTCAACTTCTGGTGTTGCATGTTCTGAAATGAATGTATTTGAGATGTTAGCAGCTGAAAGTTCTTGGTTTGTTTCGTCAACATCTGCTGTATCAACGAAAAACTCAACATCTCGGTCAAATCCAAGAGTATAAACGTTTTTATCGTTTGATACTGTACCTGAGTTGTAACCTTTAGAGCGTGTATGTGCCTTATATCCTGTTACAGAGATTGTTGGCAATCCAAATGATTTTGCGCCGAGCCAATTTACTTTTGGCGTTTCAAGAATGGCAGTCAATGAGCCTTGCATGAGGCGTTTTTCAAACTGCCCCTCATGTTTTGTGATGTAATTGATTGACATCTACTATTCCTCCTTTTTATTCTGTTAGCCCCAATGCCTGTGCAAAGGCATCTGGTGCTGGGTCTGTTGCTGTTGGATTTCCAAACGCAACGATATTTGGGTTAGGCTTGCCATCTTCTTCTGCTTTAAAGAGATATGGGTCACTTTCCTTTAGACCATTGAGGATGTCATCTAGTTTAGGTTTGCCACTGTCATCTAGTTCAATGGCATCAACATCAATAAACTTCATCAAGGTTGATGGATTGTGTGCGGTGGTATCTTTCAAAGCAAGGTTGATAGCATTCACCTTATTTGTTTTTGCCAGTTCATCCGCAGCCTCTTGTTTATACTTGTCGTAATCTGCTTGCAGTTTATCAATCGCCTCTTTTTGTTCAGCGCTGATACTTTCAAGTGATTTTAAGTTTTCAACTTGCTCCTCTGCTTTTTGCAACTGGTTTTTGAGACTATCTCGCTCTTGTGTGATAGTTTCTAAGGCCGATTTGTCTGCATTTAGTTCTTTACCACGCAATGCAAAGACATCTTTAGCCTGTTCCTCTGTCAATCCAAGTTTGAGTAGTTCCTCTGTTGTAAATGCCATTTGTACCTCCTTAGTTCTTTTTAGGTGGACAACTCCCACCGAAAAGCAAAATATTATTTACTATTTCAGTTTACTTTGGATGGAATGGGATTTTTTACGGTTTTAGGCACAAAAAAAGAGGGTTGTTTAGTAACCCTCTTGATAATTAGATATATGCTCTTTCTCTACTGTAATCACGGCTTAAAAATTCGTGTTGTTCTACAAGAGCTCTTATTTTCCCTTGATAAGCTCTAACTTTTAGCCTCTCAGCTTGTATCAGATCATCATCACCTAATGTACTAGCATAGTGCAATCTTTCTTTATGATGTTTGATATTGCGCTCTAAGGCTCTTTGTTTAGCCTCGATGCGTGCATTTTCTTCTGCCTGTTCTGGCGTGAGGTCTTTCATATAGTCTGGCAAGTCTGGTATTTCATTTACTCCTACGATAAAAGGCGTGAGATAATGACCGCAATGGACACCTAGACATCCTCCAGCAGTACCAAAACCATAATCTAGCAAACTATGAATAGTAAGGCCATTTATTGTTCTGCCTTGACCTTTAGTGACAATCTTACCTTGCAATGGAGCACATGCAGCTCTAGCAGACGATTTGATAGAGTAGTAAAAAGTATCTATCCCTAATTCCTCTGCAGGTCTTGTACGCATATCATTGTAAACCCTGTAAGTTGTCGTTTTAATAATTGCTCTAGCATAGCTATCTGCTCGCCATTCTCTCCCTGCGCTGTCAGTAAATCCAGTAAAGCCCTTTTTTTGCCAGCTCATGATAGTATCATTTAAAGCCCTATCGCTCGTTTTAGTCCCTGATACCACTTGGGCTACTGTCTGCTCTACAACCGACTTGAAAACAGTCTGTATGCTTGCTGGTAATGTTGAATTGATAAGATTAAGGTCACTTATAGCTTGTTGAGTATAGGACTCAAGAGCATCAATTACACCATTTCTAACCTTGCCACTAGATTCTCTTTTTAAATCTTCCTCTAGTTGCTCCTTTGTGTCCTTATAGACCTTTAATCCCTCGTTAGCAATGACTTCTCTCAAAAGACTTTCAGCAATTCCTGTACGCTCAACAATAATCTTTAAATTCTCCTCATTCAGCATGTACATATCGTTGAGCTTTTCTAGTTGCCATATATACGGATTTTTTGCAAGGTCAGCATTGCCACGCTCTTTAAGTCGTTTTATCATGCTATCAAACAACTCAATTTGCATTTTAGAGTAAATATCACTCACGCCCTGCATGTGCAAAGAAAATCGCTGATCATTTAGAGTTGGCATTTTGCGTTTATCAGTCATTTTCAACTCCTTATGTGTCATTTATTGTAATTTATAGCAGTTTATAGCTCTCCCTCTTCTGCTTTCTTCTCTGTTTTTCCGTACAAAGCAAGCTCTGCATCGCTCTCTGGTGGTAACTCTCCATGGATTTCAGCAAGTTCTTTCTCTGCCTCTTCATTTGTGATGTTGAGTACTTTGGCAATACCTCTTTTCTGTGTCGCAAATCCAGCTGCTACCATCTTCATCCAGTAATCAAGCTCTGCATGCCGATCAGTAAATACACCATCATCCAAATTAACTGAAATATCATCAAGCTCTGGAATTTCTCCGCTGTAAACCCCTACTGCTTTACCAAGTTCACACATTGAAACACAAAGCTCTTTGATAGCTTGCTCAACAAGTGCAACAATGCTATTTCGCATTTGATAGGTGTCTGAGTTCTCGCTTACAATTTCCGTCGCTGTCTTGACCCCTTGCCCATCAAACGTAAACATGCCACTAGATACACCTATTTGCATTTCAAAGAGTTTCAAGCCCTCTGAAATGGCTGAAATATAATCTGATGAGCGGATAGGAGTTGTGAGGTCAATAATGCTACCACTATCCATATCGCCTGCTCCTACTTGCATGTAAACATTTTGGTCAGTATCAAAACGTCGCTTAAATTTGATTTCACCGTGGATATCTTGTACTTTGAGTTGCGTTATTTGCTCAGGCACAATCACGCGTCTTTGACCCATCTTAATTTCCCACATAAATTCATCGTACGTACGATTGATAAAATCAATAGTGGTCTTGGCGTTATCAAAGATAGATAAACCAAGAGGACTGTTGATGTCCTTGTTGTTCATCCCTGGTGTCTTGAGATAAACAAACAATGGGCGTGACAATCCTTGTATTGTTGTTACTGGTTGCAAGTCAGGATATAGCTCACTCAAATTTACACGATCACCCAGCGTACTATCTGATGTTGATTTGTATAGCTCATTAGTGATGCGGTATAGGTTCTTATCTTTTGTACTACCTACCTCTTGGCCATCTTGAGTTACCCACTCATGAAACTCAACTAACGTGTAATATACATTCTTTTTACTCTCTGACTTAATTGTCTTTGTGAGGATTGCAGCACTTGATACATCCTGTGTATTACTTTGTAATGGCAAAAATACTGGTGCTTGAATAAATGCCACTCTAACCTTATCTCCATCAATATAAGGTCTCATAGCAAGCCCACCCAAAGCCAGACAACTCTCTAAATATCGCTCAAAGTTTTTGTTAAAGCGATCATTGCCTAGCATATTGTTAATAAAATCATTTAGCGTCTCATCATCTGCTGTAATTTCCGCTTGCTCGTTGTAAACAAGGCTAGCAATCTTTTTGGCTGCAGTGCGTGCAATGGGTAAGTGTTGCATCTTTCTGCGCTTTCTGTCGCCATCTGTGTTGATGTACTCCACATCATCAAATTTAGATTGATAGTAAGCTAAATTGAGTTGTATCCTGTTAAATTCGGATTGTGTTACAGCTACTTTTGGGTGCTCCAAAATACTGTTTAGGTTTGATGTTTCCATGTTATACCTCCCACGGTTGAAAAAGTCTTTTACTTTTTGAATTAAGTTCATTGTTGCCCTCCTTATGAATTACCAACACGCAAACCAAGTATCTTAGCATTGTCTAATATAAAATACTGGGCAACATCGCATGTATGGTCATCATCTTTAATGACATTTGGGCTGTCAGACTGCAGTGTCTTTTCATCCCACCTGTACATCTTATGTTCTTCAATAAATACCTTGTTATTCTCTGTGTCAATGTAATAAAAGCGACCTTGTGCTAATAATGACTGGAATGTATCGATCATTGTCACTTTCTTCAATTTAGCTACCGGATGCCATCTGATGCTGAAATCAAGATACATCTGGTTTCTCAGTGCTCCCTCTGCGCTATCAATCGTATATTGCAATATAGGTACTCTGTACTTACTGACAACAGATTGTATAAAGCTATTGATGTCCTGTGATAGTTGGCTAGGTGCTTTCTTTATCACTTGGCCAGCTGGTGAGTAATACCAGGTATCAAGTAAGATAACCTTACCTTTAGCAGTTATCCCAAAAGCACAACATGCAGTAGCTGACTGCTGATGCCCACCGTCCAATGCAAAAGATATACCTATCAGCCTATCATCACTAGGCAAAGCATCTAACGGGTGAAATGTACTCATGTTATAGATATTATTCCCTAAACCAACTGACTCACCTAGATAGACATACCTGTAATAATCATAATCATTCTTTTTTATACGCTCGATATCAGCTAACATCTGATCATTTACAAATCCTAACTCATCATCAAGATAAGTGCTAGAATGACATAAGTAATTATCTTGCGTATTCATTTCCTCATACCACTCATTTATCCAACTGTACGGATTGATAGGAGGGTTATATGACCAAAAGATTTTAACGAATTGAGCGCGTGGATGTTTCTGCCTCATAAATGTAATGTTAGTCTGGTCAAATTCTTCTGCGCTTGAAAATTCAGCAGCCTCTTCATACCAAACCGCAATAATATTCCCAATGTTGTTGGATTTCAACTTTTGGTAGTCATCTAGGCCGTAAAAATAAAATGTTGAGCCTGTCTTTTTGTGACTTATCTTAAATGGGCTGACTGTCATCTTAAAACGACTAGTTAGACCAAACAACGACAACCCCCATTGGATTTGATTGTACACACTGTCACGGATTGTATTAGCTACTTTACGGATAATGACAATATTTGCAGTTTCACCCCTTATGATGTACCAAGTCATCATGACAATCAGCTTTAAGGTAATAACTGATGATTTGAATGAGTTTCGCCCACCTTTCAAAATGTTGTAAGGTTTCTTGGATTTCCAAACACTCTTGAAATGAGGATTGACATTTTTTTGAATATCAATTATCTTCATCGTCACCCTCCCAACTATCAATAATTGTGATGGTGTCATCTTCCATTTGTGTATCTATCAACTGTGATTTTAATTTTTCAATCTCAAGCTCTAGTTTTTCAGATTGTTTAGCTGTTGGATATCGTTTCAAGATTTCAGTAATAGCTTTAATAACTGTTGCATTATCTGCTTTTTTGATATGTCTCTCTACTTTTCCTGTTGTTGGATTAAGTATCAAAACCTCCTCATCTCGTTTACCTCTAGCGATTTCAGAAAGGATATAGAGCGCCTCTGTCGCATCCATGATGTTTGACTTGTGCAGCTCTTGCATCTGCTTGTTTATGTACTCTTTTATCCCAACATTTCCCAACAGTTCAGTAATACGATTATTGGCATAACTCTCACTATAGCCAGCCTTAATTGCTGATTGATAGCCGTTTCCTGTCTTTATGTACTCATCTGCAAAGCGCCTCTGTCTTTCATTCATTCGCTACCTCCTTTCCAACAAAAAAATCACAAGTATTGCTACTCATGATTTCATTTTATATGCTAAAAGAGGGGATGTTTTACTGTTATTTTTGATTTAAGGCACAAAAAAAGCCCCAATTAAGGGGCTAGATACAGCGCAATGACACGGATTCGCACCGTGGCTACCTCTATCAAGGTGTACTCCTTCTATACTATCCCTTGCGCTTTCTATTATAATTATACCACTCTTTCATCACTCTAGCAACCATCTTCTTCTCTTTAGTGGTCAGATTCGTAGCACCTTTCTTACTTACTTCATATTCAGCATGGAAATAACCGTGGTGAGTATGGGGCTGCATTTTTTTATGTTCATGGTCTAAATCTATCTGCTTACTACGTTTATTATTCGTATCATTGTATGTGATGCTTTTCAAGGTATTTTTATGCTTATCAACTAATACATATACTCTACCTTTGGTCATGGTTTCCATAGGTGCTACTTGTCCACCACTGCCATTTTGAGTGACAAATTTTATATTACCTGCTGTATGCAAGGTACTATATTCTGTCCCATACTTTTTGCTTTTGTTACTCATTCCAGAGCTTGCTCCTCGACCGCCCATTTGTCCATCCTTTCTGTTGTATCATTTCCAAAATAAATTACCTCAATACCTTTATAATCATAATCAACCTCACCACCATATACCAAAATACGCTTTGGCGCTATCTTTTTAATCATGGTATCTACTCCATCTTTCCACAATTCAAATCGCTCTTTGCGTTGTTTTATGCCTACTGTACTGATGGCAACTGTGCTATGTTTCGGCAAACCATCAAAACAAAACTCATAACTTTCTGGACTTGACCATGATACAGTAGGTATGACTGTATAACCCAAATTCTGCATCATTTGACCTATCAATCTTGAGCGATAAGTATTCCAAAGTTGCATAGCAATTGGCATGTCTGTGTATAAGCTAAAATCTGGTGTAAGTACACAATCAAAATCAGCTAGTTTCTCTAGGTAAAAATCTGGGCGTTTCCAAATTCTTTCAAACTGATAGTCATCTAGGAAAAAATGTACAGTAGCTGAGTAGTCAGGTTTATTCAAAACATAGTTAAATCCCTGTAGCTTTTTAGGCACATGATAAACTGGTTCAAGAGTTGGCAAGTTATATTTCCCATCTGTGCGCGTGACATCGTAATCTAGCAAATTATACTGATTAATAGTATTCTGTCTGTGATATGGTTTTGTTGGCAGATTATCCATATTATCCTCCTAATAAAAAACCTATGTACCTTGATTATAGATACATAGGATAGGGTATTTTTACGGTTATTTAGATAGGGGGATGTACTTGTAAGTTGAAACAAAATACTCATCAAACCATTTGTTGATATATGTGTACGCTGGGCTAGGACTTAGATATAAAATTTTTTGACACGCGCCGATCACATTGATATTTTCAAATACATAGACCTCTTTTATCGTTTTTAACATCTTTCTATCTGATTTCTCGATATATTCATCTGTTACAGTCTTCAGATTTACCAAAAATACAGACTGTTCAATGTTATTCTCTAAAAATGCCTCATGTATCTTTTGCTCCAAGATTGTTTTTTGAGGATTTTTCTTATCTCTCAAAAAATACCACTTTAGCCAATTAATTTCTCTGCGATGGATAACTGACAAGCGCTCTATTTTTTTCTTCGTCATCAGTCATGTATCACCCCCTCATCATTTGTTATACAAAGTCACGTTACTTGAGTGAGTGTAATACTCATCACCGTTTTCAAAAGTGACACGGATACTATCTTGTTTATCGTACTTCGCCCACCGTTTGACTTTGCCCTCTACGATTTGCCCATCTACCATTTTCACTTTTGCGTAATTAAAAGTGAAAGTTGTTCCAAGGACATCCTTGTTTCCACATGCTGCCAACCATACAAAAGATAAGCCAAGCAATGCGATTGCTAATAGTTTTTTTAACTTCATTTTTCTACCTCAAATTCCTCAATTAACCACTCCAAATTTTTACGAGCCTTTTTCAAATCTTCAAGTCCATTCTTTTTCTGGAAACGTAGCTGATACTTCAAAGCATTTCCAAGATAAAAACCCTTTAACTGTTCTGGTGTCATGAAATTTCTTAGAGCATCGATAGATTCCATGCCATATCGTCCTTGATAATGGCTTGGGTTATTTACGTTATCAATTATTTCTGGTTTCATTCTTTCTCCTCATAAAATTCAATCTTTGCAAAGTGTTTAGGATTTATCGTGATGATAGTTTCAGTAGGCTCAATCTGTTGTAAATGAAGATAATTTATATTACCTCGCTCAAGCCATTCCAACATATTTAAAATATGCCCGTAATCTTCTTTTACTTTGATTTCTTCTTCAAAGTAGGGATTTTTTAGTACAATTTTTGCCATTTATTCCACCTCCTCAAAGTAACTATGAAATTTACTTAAATTGACAATAGCAACCTCTTCAACAGAATGCTTTCCGATATCAAAGTTTGGATCATTTTTTCCAAACTCTTTTTCTATAGCTTTTTCAGCCAATGATGGCAAACTGAATATACTTGCTCCGTTTTTTAAAGCAAGCGCTTGACCGTGTTTATTTACTATTCGATAACCCACATCAAACGGTCTGATTTTCGTTTGGATTTTTATGTGTTTGTTTTCATTTTTTATTGCTTGTTCAATCGTTTGTACCATCAATCCACTCCCTCTATATCAAACTCTAATCTATAATGCCCTTTTTCCTCACTTAAGCCACCATAAACAAAGGATAACTTTTTGATAACCTTATGATTATCATCTGTCCAAATACCTGCATCAGTCATGCCATCAATGATAGCCTTGACTGTCGGATACAAGTTAGGTGGATCTAATTTAGACTTAGTAGGGCTGTAAATTGTAACTGTAACCTCACAAGGGTTAGAGGGGCTAAAAGCAGCCCTCCCTTTATCCTTGTTCATCGATGTATGCCAATAAGCAAAAGCTCTGATGCGCTTAGTAACTTTAGCTTTATCTGTTTGGTGTTGCCTGTCGTTACTATTGATAACCATATTTAGAGATTTTAACTTAGTATTTCGAGGCAAAGAAAACTCAAATTTCATTTTGATTACCTTAAAACTCAATGTTTTCAATTTCTGCACGCTGTTCAAGGATCTTGAGATATGCACACATTGTATAATGTTGAGTTTCAAGTAACTCAATAGGACATTTTAGTTTAAAATCAAGCGTTCCTACGTAATAGTTACTAATCATCAAACTTAACTTGTTAGCGCGCTCTTTTAATTGTTTGTACTCATCGATCATCCGTTGTTTGTAATCACTCATTTTAATTTCCTCTTTTCTTCAAATAGCCTGGGACATCATCGCCTACATTGATGCTCTCATATTGCTCTTTAGTAACAAGAAACTTGCCATAAGCTCCAATTGTGACTGTATAATGCCCATCGACAACAGCTTTTTCTGTTACCGTTCCGATAAGTTCTCCACCAGCATTATCAACTTGATAAATAATGACTGGTTTTCTGTTTTTCAATTCTTCTACTTGCTGTTCCAGTTTGGCCACCTGTGGTTTATAGTGATTTTTAGAGATTATCAAACCTAGATTTAGCATTGATAGCGACAATGATGCAAGTGCAAAAAATAGACCAACTCGATTTTTATTTTTCATGTCATGTCTCCAAAATCTTTATTACTGTATAAATCAAAGCAATGGCATAAACATCAAAGAAAAACCAAACCACCTTGTCCGCTTTTCCTTTTTTGTAGGTTTTGTGCCCAGCAACGAAAATCAGAATAGCAAGGAGTAAGCAAGCGCTGATAACCATCAATTTCAGAAACAAGATCATCTAATTACCGCCTAACTCTTCAACCACTTTACTTACAGCTGCTAAAATCTGTTCTTTTACTTTGGTGTCCTTGATGTCATCAATTCCCTCAACTTTCCCAGTTTCTACATTGACAGCGATTGATCCAACAAAAGAGCCATCTTCCTCATCAGATTCACTAAGCACTTCTTTAACACTCTTACCATCCAGAATGTCCAACAAATCATGGCTAATTCTATGCATTGTTTTAGCTTTTTTGAATCTATAAATATCTTCTGTCAAGAGATAGTAGAACATTGCCTTGTTACTAGCATCATGTAATGCCTCAGCGAACTCTTTCAAGTTCTCTACGATAGTTTCAGCTGATACCGTGTTTTTAGTTTCTTTAGTCATTGTTTTTTCCTCTCTTATGCTAATACTGTGATATGTTTTTGGTCTGCTAGTTGCTCTTTTAGATAGGCTGCAATGTTTCCTACCGCATCAGCTACCCAGCGCTTGCCATCTGCCTCAAATAAAGCCATATTGGCTTGCTTATCAATCCTAAAGACAAATAGGCTTGCTGGTTGTTCAACCTCGCTAAATGTACGATATGGGCGCAATGTAACTGGATTAGGTGCTTTACCTTTCGCAAGACTTGCCACACCTGTTTTAACTGTTGCTACTTGAGATACTCCATTATCTTCAATTTCAGCCCCATTCTCAATTTTCAATGCGCTAGCAAATTCTAGCAATGTGCCACGATCATTATCGTCAATAAAGTTTGATTGCAACATGATATTGAACTGTTCTGATGATAGGAAACGGCCAAAAGATAGCTCTGGGATGCGTGCCTTAACATCAACAAGCAATGTGCGACGTTCTAACTCATCATTTTCAGACCACACACAAACCTCATCATTTTTCTCAACTGCTACAATCAAGCGTTGGTTTTTCAAATCGTTGAGGTCAGTTTTGAGATAGTCAACAAGGCTTGTCAAGGTTGATAGCTCCAAAGTTTTAGGATAGCGTTTAGGGTCAAGTTCTTTGAGATTGAATTTGTTGGCATCATAATACTCTGTGCCATCTGCAGCGGTTAAAATTTCTAAGCCAAGCCCTTTTAGTTCTACTGCGTATTCCAATGCTGCTTTAAGATTTTCTGTTGTCATATTAGTTACCTACTTTCTTTTTGTTGAAATCAATAATATCTGGTTTTGTTTCTGCTTGTTGTTCAATTTCTGCCACTGGTTGCCCAATATCCGTCAGAATTTCTCCGTTTTCATCAAAGTACATTTGACCAGGTACTGTACTTTTTAGCTCATTAGCATGTACTTGTCCTGTGTCAAAATCTCGCCCAACAAGAATTGTTGTAGCTACTCCATTTTGAGGCGCAAATTTAGATTTTACCTCCATGATAGTATCAACCACTGTACGCTCTTCATTAGCTGACATTGTAAGTGTGATAGTCACTTTTCGTTTTGCTTTCGCATCGGTATTTAGGTCAAGGATGTTATCAAAGACTTTTTCAAGCTCTTTGTCTAGTTTCTCCTGTAATCCTCCATCTGCAATGTGGGTTAGGTCTAACCCAATAAGTTTTTTATCCATATTGTCCTCCTATTTTAAATTAAGCTAATTTGAAATGACGATAGCATTTTCTCCTGTGCAGCCTTATAAAAATCTTTCTTGATTTCAAATCCATAGGCTGACCTATTCATCTCAATAGCAGCCCTTAAAGTTGAACCAGAACCTGCTACGGGATCAATGACAACATCGCCCTCATCTGTAAAAATTTCAATCAATCGTTTCAAAACTGGTATCGGCTTTTGCGTGGGGTGGATAACGGGATAAGAGCTATCTTTTTCCCACGGGGCATGATTGAGTATCATAGCCCCCCCATTGTTAAATTTAGGGAGCTTATCACGATATAATACCGTTGCCTCTTCAACTGCGCCAACAATTTTCATGTTGGCCTTTAGCACTTGTGGGCTTGATTTCTTTGTAAAATAGAGCGGATAAGCATTATTAAAGCCATGCTTTTTACCACATTCTATAATCATGTCTCGCTGTTGCCAGGCATGAAAGACAATCATGGCAGGTGCTTTCCCCTTTTCCTTGGGTTCTTTCTTCAACAACCGACTACAAAAATCAAAGAAATTATTGATTTTAAAATCATTATCTGTGTCAAAAAACGATTTTCCAGCCAACTTACTCTCGCCGTTTTTGTTATCGCCGTCTTTGTACCATCTAGGATCAGAGGCATACGCATTATTTCCTAAATTGTAAGGAATATCAGCAATGATAAGTTGCGCCCTCGGTATGTTGTATCGCTTAGCATTTTCAAAGTGGTCATTGATAAGTTCAAATTTCATCACAAACTCCCCACTTCAAAAGTTTTTGTAACTACTTTAAGCGATCTTGACTATCTAACAACTCCAGATAGGTTTTTTGGCTGATCAATACATATCCTGTCAGGTCATGACCCAGTAAAGTATCATCAACAAATAGCTCCATTTGCTCGGTTGGGGTGTCAAAGTGAGACCCTGCATCTGTATCCTTTTTCTTCTTGGTAAATGTGTTAGCAATAACCTCAATTTCTGACTCATTGCTTAAAAATGATGATACTTGAGTATTTAGAGCATCGGCAAATGCCTCGATTTCCTCATTCGTTGGAGTTGTAACATTTCTCTCAATGTCACTTACTCGATTTTGACTAATGCCAACCATAGGGGCAAGATCATACTGAGTAAGCTCTGCCTCTTTACGGATAGCACGCATTTTAGCGCCATCAAATACTTTCATCTAAATACCTCCCCTCCATCTGAGTACCATTTGTTTTTAAGTACATGACGTGCAATCTCGCATTGCACTTGTGGTTTCTGATAATAATCCACTTTTGCTTTATGCTTTTTGATAGCTTGCATAGTGTGAATTGTAACAATCGCTGCCCATGTGATAGACATCAAAGTTGTAAGTACCATAACGATTTCAATGTTTGTCATTTTCTGTTTCCTTTTCAAATTGGTTTAATACTGATTGTAAAAGTAATTTCACCATCTCATCTTATTTCTGATGGTGAAAGAGTGTTTAGGTGGTGCATCCTCAAAAGCATCTTGAAACTCTTGATTGATTTTGCGGATATTGAAAGGCTCGTAAGCGTGGAAATAAAATCCATGCTCATCAACATAGCCCTCTATACCAGTTGCCCATGCCAAAAATATTGTTTGCTTGCAGGTTGGACATGTAATCCCTTTTCTGTGCGATCCAGTTTTCATCGTCTTGCAAAAACCACAAAACGGACATTGTAAATCTACCTTTACTCTTACGCTTTCTCTATCCATGAAAATCCTCCCATGTTACAACACCTGAAATAATACAAGTCTTATTGATTCGACTTGCTAAAGTATCAGTGTTATAGATACCATGAGTTGTTTCTATAACACTACCGTATATCCTCTTTACCTGGACTATATTGTTAAACTCCCCATTTCTAAGTACTTTCACATAGTCTCCTGCTTTGATTGTTAAATTCATATTTCCCTCATCCTAATCCAACGGTACAAGTCGTCTTGCTCTGTTCGGGTTCGTTCTCCTCTTGTACGTTGGCGTGTTGTAGTAGTGTATTGTTTCTATTTTTACATTAAACTGTCGAGCCAATTCCTTTACAGTACCCATGCCCAACAGTTCATCGCCTTTGTAGAGGGCGTACTCCTTTTCTAGCATGATCATAGGCGTTTAAAACGGCAAATCATCATCACTGATATCCAATGGGTTTGTCGGTCTGCCAAATGGATTGTTATCACGGGTGAAATCAGGAACTGGATTTGTTGTGTTCCCCTCAAAGAAACTACCTTGTTGTCCGTAACTATTTTCATTTTGGAAATTGTTCCCTGTGTTATTTCCGTTTTGGAAAGAACTGCCCTGGTTGCTGTAACCCTGTTTTTGATAACTGCCATGATTATCTTGATGACCTTGATTATTTTGCTGACTGTTACGGCTTTCCAACAGTTGAAAATTACTAGCAATAACCTCTGTAACATAAACACGTTGGCCTTGTTGATTATCATAGGTACGTGTTTGAATTACTCCTGTGATACCAATCAATGAGCCTTTTTTAGCCCAATTAGCAAGATTCTCAGCTGACTGTCTCCAGATAACGCAATTGATAAAATCAGCCTCACGCTCTCCAGCTTCGTTCTTAAACGGACGATTTACAGCAAGAGTAAACGTAGCAACCGCAATATTAGATTGCGTGTATCTCAGTTCAGCATCTCTTGTAAGTCGCCCTACTAAAACAACGTTATTTATCATCCTTTACCTCCATCGCATCAACATCTGTAACAATCACATCATCAAGACTAAACTCATCCCATAGTAACGATGACATTTTTACAGCAGCCATATAGTAATTTTCAGCCTCAACTACCATCCCTAAGTCCAGGTTATCCCGTTTAGCCGATACATAATATTTATTTTGTGCCATCCTTTACCTCCTCTAAATCAGAAGATTTAACAAACACACCATCCACCATCTTTCCTTGACGGTCTTTGATTTCATTCCATGCCAATTCAAGGCACTCTGTCAAGGTCAAATCAAATTTCTTAGCAACAAACACCAGATAAATAGCAATGTTACGGCTACTTAACTGAATTTGAGTGCGTGAGTTAATGCGATTTGTATTAGTTGAAATATCAACCAAATCACGCGCAATCAGCCCAATTTCATTAGCAATGTGCAAGTACAGTAACTCTACTGACCACTGATCTACATAATGAAAGTTATGCTGTCCGTTCTCATCTGGATTGAGAGACAAATGGATTTTAGAAAAGTTCATCTGTTGAGCTAGGATAGTCAAGACAACCATCATATCTCCAACACTGTCAGCTATCTTTTCCTTATCCTTTCGTACTGTCGCACCATTAAGCTCCCCCCACTCTTCATTGAGTTTGAGCATTTGAGATAATGGGCTTGCTTTGTCAAGCTCCTTAGCCGTTGACCAACCTTTTACATTTTCAATCAATTCATTAAATTTCATTGTGCATACCTCCTGTTGCAATATTCACGCTCTAAGCTATCTAGCCCCACTTTTAAATACTCGATAGAGTAACTAGCAAGGCTTTTCTTTTCAATTTGTGTGAGAGGTCTGTTAGCCTCCTCAAACTCTAAAATAAGTTGATACTTTCTGAATTCCACTTAATCCTCCAATGTTTCAAAACTGATAAAGTTATCCTCAAGCCATTCTTTCAACTGATCAAACTGAGATTTTCCACCATGCAATGTCAAACGCAAATTAATTGTTAAAGGCTCGCTAGGCTCAAATTTTGCCACCTCTCGCACGTTGTTTTGTGGTTCTGGTGTAATTGTACCCTGCTCCAAAATCTCGCCTGTTTCGGCATCGTAAGCTTTGATATTCGCATTAGCATTTTCCTTGGCCGATTGAGCAATTTCTTCAAGTCGTTCAGCTTTTGCTTTTTCTTGAGCCTCTTTCTGCTCTTTGCGTGCAATCTCAGCATCACGATCTGTTTTCATCATCTTGAAAACATCAACAAGGCTCTTACCATCTTCAAGATGTCTGATATAGCTATCAGCTGGCAAATTGTACTCTTGAGCTAGTTCTTGGATAGCTTGCTTGTTGGCCTTGTATTCTTCCAGGGCATCAAATTCTGAGAGCACTAAGGCATCCATTTCATCAAGTGTTGTCTTTTTCAGCTCATACTTGCCTGTTTTAAAATGTTTCTTGAGGCTGTACTCATCGTATTTGTCAGCGAATGTGGATTTTTCAATCCCTGCGACCATACACTTATCCTCAAATGTGGCACGCACAACATCCACGCGCATCAATCGTTCATGTTCATCAATTGCATTAAGTCCTGCTGTGATGTTTGCAATGACATTATCCAATGGCTCAACTGTTTTCTTGTACCACTTCTCAAATTCCTTGTATGGATTATTGATATTGTTTTTGATTTCCTTACGCCGAGTTTCCAACGCCTCTTTTAATTTATTTAGGCGTGTACGCTCATCATAATCAATCTTGTAAGTGGATGCAGTCACCTCATAATTTGTGTACTGTGCAACGATTGCTGCAAGTTGTTTCTCCACGCTATCATAATCAACATTGATTACTGCAGGTTGAAAATCTACTTTGATTTCTGTTAAGCTATTAGTTACATCTTTTACCATGTCTTATACTCCTTGTTTTTCGTATGCTTTTTGAATTTGTTTAGTGAGATATTCCATCACTATGTTATAGCCATCAACTGGCACTTTGTGGAAATCGTCTATTTGGTACTTGCTCAATACAAAATTTGCAACTGTATCAAATGGCGCTCCCTTAATCGTCGCAATTTCTTCAACGTTCTTGATGATTTCTTGATACTGAATGTTATCAATGTACCTTACTTGTTGTTCTTGGGCTTGCTGGTTGTTTGGTTTCTGTTGCTGATTATTCTGCCCCTGTACTTGGCTTTCTTCTACTGGATACTCATCAATATCTTTTTCACCGATCGCAAACAACCCCTGCAAGGCATATTTCCGAGCATATGAGCTGACTGCGCCTGTCCATTGTGGTTCTTGCATTTGTTTAATCTGACCTTTTTGGGTATTAAATACTGGAACTGGACTTATTTCAGCGTATGCTGTTGATTGGTACCTCTCGTCTCTCTCATTATTAAAAGCTACGGCTGTTGCCTTTACAAAGATTTTTCCAACAAGCTCAACGAGTTCATCAGTTACGATTACAGACCAATCGCTTTTTAGCTCTTTGAAAGTTGTATAGATGTCCTCGGCATTTCTAAATGCATACTTTACATCGTTTGATTTCTTTTTTTCTAGTTGCATTTTTTGTTGCAACTCTGGGAAAGTTAAATCTGCCATATCATCTATCCTCCAAGTCTGCTAAAAGGTACATCCCATGAATAGTTAGTAAAGTTTTCGTTTACAATATTCTTGATGATTTCACCTTTTGAAATTTCAATTTCCTGTGTAAATTCCATACCCATTTCAAAAGTGAAAATTTTAATATCAACATCAAACTTACTAGAAATTTCTATGTAATTATCAGCTGATGCCGCCCATGCTTGTTTGAAATCTTCAAGTTCGATAATCACAAAATCATCATCTAACCAAATTTCAATATCTTTACTAGAAATAAACGCACGCCTTGTACCGTTTATATAAAAATAATCATACTCATTTTTAAATCTTAGTAGAGTACCATCGTATTCATCTTCAAGCGTTGCGCCTTTATTTCCTAATAGCATTTCTTTTAAAGCTGATGCAACGTTTTCGCGTCTGCCTCTTAATTTAAGAGTACCCTCTGCCCAATTTGGCATATTTCTTTCCTCCTTTAAAAACTCTATAAATCCCTTATTTCTATAAGGATGAGTTTGTTGTTTATTAGTAGTTATTATTAGTTAGTGCCGTTATGCTCAAGATTGTTGTTTTTTAGTGTGCGCTAGCACTACATTGTTATATATTGGTACTTGTTGTATAGTTAGTATTTATTAGTATGCGATTTTACAAAGTTGTAAAATACAAAGTTGTAAAACCTAACCTTGTAAAGTACAAAGTTGTAAAATACAAAGTTGTAAAACCTAACCTTGTAAACCATTATTATCTTGGTTATCAACAGAACCTGTGGATAACTCTTTTTCAAACCTCTCTGAAATATATTCAAAATAATCATCTGTGATAGGTATATCTTGAGCAAATCTATAATGCTGAATACCTTTCCCTCTTCCAAGACTTTTCTTAATCGTTCTTATGTAGCCATACTTTTCTAACTCGTCAAAAGCTGACCTATGACTCACAAGCCCATCTTTTGATCTCTTAGCGATCTCATCTGGATATATGCGCCAATCATCTTTATTACTCAAGATAACCGCTAGCACTCCTTTTGCAGAACTGGAAAGATTAGGATTTTGTAAAAAGTGATTATTCATAGAGGTATAGTTTTCATGGGTGTTGGTGAAATATGTATCTCATTAACCGTTAGCCTCCAATCTACGCTCATTTACTTTTCTAAAAAGCTCATATACTGGGTTATCGTCAGGGATAACATATCCGGCAACGCTGTCTCTTTTTGTTCCATCTGCCATCGTGTGCGTTACTATGTAATGCTCTTTAACCATTTTCTTTCCTTTCTAGCAATTGCTAAAATTGCGAGAGTGTCAACAATTGTTAAACCTACCAAACTATTAATTAAAATCTCGCTTAATGGATAGTTTTTCCTTTGCCAGTTGTTTACTAATAGTTGTTGTGTGCTGTTCAGTTCTTTCATTATGTGGTATAATTAAAGTAGTTATTTTTAACAAGCGCCTTACTTGGATTGCAGTCCGTAGGTGCTTTTTTTATTATAGCCACCTCATTTTTCCCTCCTTTCAAAGTTGCTGTTTTAGCAACTTAGTTTGTAAAAAAATTTGCCAGTGGCTCATTGAGAAATTCTGAAATAGTATTAGCCTCTGAAAAAGAGAAATCTCGTCCGCCACTACGATTTAACTTTTGGTTAAAAGTGCTCTTGTTAATACCTAGCTTTTTAGCTATATCTTGCTGTGTGTAGCCATGTTTTTCAATTAGCATCTTTAAACCTAGATAGGGTTTTGTAGCATTTTCTACTGCTGTCATATTTTCCTCCTTTCAAAAGTTGCTGTTTTAGCAACCTACGCATTAAGTATAAACCTTTTAAGTTGCTTTGTCAACAACTTTTTTAAAAAAAATATAAAAAAGTTGCTAAAACGCAACAACTGTGGTATTCTATATATTGTAAAGGAGGTGTTTGCTTGATAGGACAAAAATTAAAATTATTAAGAAAGAATAGACGCCTTACCCTTGATGAATTAGCAAAACAATTAAATGAGAAGTATCCGGATACATTTAATTTTAACAAGGGGAGGTTATCAAAATGGGAAAACAACAAAGATGAGCCTAGGTTATCATCTATTGTCATCCTAGCAGATTTTTTTGGGGTATCTGTTGATTACTTTACAGATAGACAAACTGAAATACAAGCTGTATTTGATGAATTAAACACTAATAGACAAAATAAAGTCTTGCAATTTGCCCATAGTGAGTTAGAGCAACAAAATAATGAGGATGATAAAGTTGTGCCTCTTTTTAAAGTTATTGGTACTACAGAAGCTGCAGCTGCCCGCGGTCTAGGCTATGGTTTTGATTTTGATGACTATGATACATATTCTGTATATACTGATGAAGAGCCACCAGCCTACGATGTTGCAACTCGTGTAAGTGGGAATAGTATGTTACCGGATTACAAAGATGGAGATATGCTTTATTTAATCGATAGTGGAATTTCTAAGTATAGTGGTCAATTATGTGTTGTATCATACAATGACCAAACATATTTCAAAAAAGTTTATACAGAGCCTGATGGTTTAAGACTTGTCTCTCTCAATTCTGACTATGACGATATTTTTATTGATTACCCCCCAGAAAGCGGCACACATCTAAAAATATTTAGCGTTGTTGGAAGTTTTACACCAATTGAAAATTAAGGAGAATACTATGCAAAAACAAAAAGGGGGATGCTTGTCATCTCTTATCGCAATTATCCTGTTAGTTTGGGTTGCCAGCTTTTTTATCGGTGGCAATGATAGCACAAAAAATAACAGTAAAGAAACTGACAAAACAGAGCAGACTAGTACATCATCAAGCAAAGAAGAAACTAGCCAATCATCACAAGAAGTAAAAAACGATGGTAAAGATTATACAGAGGTTTCAAATACTGAATTTGCATCCCATCTTACTACTGAGATCAATAATCAGTTAAGCGCTAGTGGATACCAGGTAACAGTTAAACCTGTTGGGAATAATGTCATCTATCTTTATGTACCTCAAGATGTTAAATATAACTCTAACAGTGAAATTCAAAAAATCGCTGATAGTTTATATAGCATCAAAGAAAGTACTTTCTCAAACTGGGCAATTGATAATGGATATGATCTAGGATTTACCAACTCACCCGATCTATACATCAAATCAGAAGATGATACAACGCTTGCTGAAGAAAGTGGCATTGTAAACAAATCTATGAAAGTAAAAGTAAACAACTAAAATAAAAAGCCCCTGCTCTCCTCGACCAAAATTTGAGCACGGGACTTAAACCAATTTGAAAAGCAACCTAAAACACTAAGGGTATAGGTCTTTTTTCTATACCCTATTTTACCATAAAACTTACAAAATAGGGAGGCTAACGATGAATAAAGTTGCTATTTATGTGCGTGTGAGTACAAAAGGACAAGCAGAAGAGGGTTATAGTATTGATGAGCAAATTGCATTGCTTACAAGCTACTGTAGCATACACAAATGGAAAATCTATGACACTTATGTTGATGCTGGTATCTCTGGAGCTACGATTGAGAGACCGGAATTAAGCAGACTATCGAGAGATGCCCAAAAGAAAAAATTTAATACCATGATTGTCTATGACTTAAAAAGACTTGGGCGCTCGCAACGTAATAACATTGCATTTATTGAGGATGTACTAGAAAAAAATGGAATAGGCTTTATCAGCTTAACAGAAAACTTTGATACCTCAACACCACTAGGAAAAGCAATGGTTGGTATTCTATCAGCTTTCGGGCAATTAGATAGGGATACTATTAGAGAACGTATGATGATGGGTAAGATCGGCCGTGCTAAGTCTGGTAAACCTATGATGACCAGTACTATTGCATTTGGTTATACCTATGATAAAATTACTAGCTCGCTTAATATCAACCCAGCAGAGGCTATTGTGGTGAAAACCATCTATAAGGAGTACTTATCAGGTAGATCACTAACAAAATTAAGAGACTACCTTAATGAAAATGATTTGTTGAGAAATGGCAAACCTTGGAATTATCAAGGAGTTAGTAGGATTTTAAGAAATCCAGTCTATATGGGAATGGTTAGATTTAGAGGAGAAGTATATCAAGGTAATCATGATCCAATAATTGACAGTGAGACATTTGAGGCTGTGCAAAAAGAACTTAAAAAGAGACAACTTGAGACCTATGAATTTAACAAAAACACAAGGCCATTTAGAGCTAAATATATGTTATCCGGCATTATTAAATGTGGATACTGCGGCTCTCCGATGGGAGTCACTCTAGGAACTAAACGCAAGGATGGCACGCGCAATATACGCTATCAGTGTGTAAATAGATTTCCAAGAAATACAAAAGGCATTACAGTGTATAACAATGGGCAAAAATGTAACTCTGGATTTTATGAAAAGGATGATATTGAAATATACGTACTAGGTCAAGTAAGACTCTTGCAGCTAAATAAGGCTAAACTAAATAAAATGTTTGAAACTCCAGAAATAATAAATGTTGAGGAAATAGAAAATCAAATCAATAGCCTTAATAATAAAATGAAACGACTTAATGACCTCTACCTTAACGATATGATTTCATTAGATGAGTTAAAAACCCAAACTTACACATTCCTAAAACAAAAAGACTTACTAGAAAATGAGCTTAATAATAACCCAGCTATCCACCAAGAAGAAAACCGAAAGCAATTCCAAAAATTATTAGGCACAAAGGACATCACTCAATTGAGCTATGAGGAGCAATCTTTTGCCATTAAAAACCTGATAGATAAGGTATTTGTTAAACCTGGCATCATTGATATAAATTGGAGAATTTAGGTCAGAAAAACAACAAATTTAGATACTCTTGTTTCTACCAAAGTGAAAGCTTTAACCTTGGCTTTTTTTAAATTTGTCATGAGTTTTTTCATTTTAAAAATTTACCTCCATATTTTGATACATGGGC